TTAGTTCTCCTTGACTGTGATGCGTAATGATCCGCGCTTATCGCGTTTGATGGCTAGAAGATCACAGTATACTTCTCGCTCATCGTCACCAACCATAGCCTTGAGGTCAGACTTGGCTGACTCAAATAGCTTTGCTGATTTCTCTTGTTCGATGTAGTCATGGCATCGGCTGATAAATTCGTTGTCGGCTGATGCATCTCGTTTGACTAGGCCATCGACCTTGATCTTATCTATAGATACAGGTGGCACTTCGTTGTCACCGAAAGGGCGGGTGTCCTCAGTGACATGCCTCCAGAACTCGGTGATGTGTACCTTCATCTTGTTGATGTAGTCCCAATCTTTCTGTACATATACAGCAGCCCACTTGCGGTTGCCAAAGATTACAGATAGATAGCAGCCCTTGGCTTGATGTAGCCACATGTAGAACTGCATCTGTGGCATGTACATACTCAAACAGTTTTCCATATTGTTTGTTTCGTATGTATGTTTGCACTCAATGATCTCGTCAGTAAATTTTCTGTCCATCATAATGTGACCATCAACTTGACCCTTAAGAGGTACACCTTCCCAGTTCATTTCTGCTGTAAGGCCATGACCTTCGCCTTTGTGCATGACATGCTGTACTGTTTCAGTGTCAGTGAACATCTGTTTATCAAACCAACGCTTGTTAAAGTGTTCAGTCTCTGAGCCTAGTTGTACTGCTAAATTATCTGAAAGATCATCAGGCTGTTTCTTGCCTGTCTTCTCTTCCCACAAGGCAACCCAATCGCCTCGCATAATGCGGTTCATATCTGAGCCGCCTAGAAATCCTAGTCTGTTCATAGTAGTTCTCCTTTTGATTTATTATACTGCAACTATGCAGTTAGATCAAGCTTCTTTTGTTGCAGTGATGAGAGCATCAGCTCTCTACGTCTGAGTCTCCACTTGATATGCTTGTGAAACTCTGAGTATGCGGGCCAGAAAGTGGTAGTCTCGGACACCTGCTTGATTGCGTACTTAACTATGTCGGCTGGATAGACTGACAGTTCATTAGCTATAGCTTGTATTCGCATTGCATGATCGTCTGATGACTCACCTGCTGGCTTCACCACCAGCGCAGCCAGCAGCGTGAGGTCATCGACTAACATTTCTTTAGGCATGGGAACCATAGCTTGCATAACTGTAGCTATACATTTGTTTACATCATCGACCGATGTTGATTCTATTCTGTAGCCACTGACAATAATATCTACGCCATCATCCTTGAAGCTACTGCGACTAATCTCTACTACCTTGCAGCCTGTTGTGCATTCTAGCGAAGTGAGAAGCAGACTGTCGACTCTGGCTGGATTGTTTACCTGTAGCATTCGATCCAGACCTGCCTGTATTTGATCGCCACTCAATATGATTTGAACACCAGTATCTGTAGGCTCTGTCGAAGGACGCAAATTTTTTGCCTGTTGCTTGATGGTAGTTAACGAACTTATCTGCTTGAGCGACATGATCTATAGCCTCCTTGTGTTTAGCATCTATGGATTTGCAAAGGTCATCGCTTGGAACCCATCCATCTGGAACCTGACCCTTTGTATTCTTTGTTTCCTTATTGGTTATTGATAGGTTAGTGTTGCTGTCTGCAACAGGGGTGTTGCTCTCTGCAATAGGGGTGTTGCAGTGTGCAATATCTTTTGGGAATATTATGTATCGTGTTGACTTGCCTGTGTGTCCACGATCTCTAGTTAGGTAACCGTGATCTTCTAGCCAGTGCAGCTTGCGCGTTACTGTAGCTACAGACATAGCAGTACGTTGTGATAGTCGGCTGAGACTAGGCCAGCATAGGTGCTTGTCTTCATCTGCATGATCTGCAAGCACAACCATTAGCCATTTTGCATAGCAGTCAGGTATCTCTGACTTGATTGCCCTCGCCATTAGTAGGAATGCCATCGTAGTTCTCCTTCAATAATGGTGCTATCTTTTCTTCAAAGACATCACCATCAAAGATGATTAGTGTTTTGGGTTTACCTTCCCTGCGCTTGTAGAACAGCACATCTCTAACTACAGTAAAGGGATTGGGAAAGTTTGATTTGTCTCGGTACTTTACTTCAACCACCAAGGCGTTTTGTCCGACTTGCCAGATGATGTCTCCGCTATACTCGCCTCCCAACGCTCCGCTGAGAGGTTGCCTCTTCGCTTTGAACCCGAGCTTTTGTAACCACTTGACGAATGTTCGCTCATGGTAGTCTCCTTTTGCGCGACTCTTGCTTGCCATGTGTCTGCCTCATAACAATCAATACAGATTGTGTGATAGGTTGGTGGTTTTTCTGTAGCTAATATGCATACAAACCAAGGGGTCTTATCATTGCAAGCATCGCATGGGTATGCTTCACCTACTTTATCGTAGAGTCTTTTTTTTATGGACTTTGATCGTAAGGCCAAGTGCATCTAACCAACATGCAAACAAGAATCCAGATGGTACTCGTTTGTGTTGTTCCCATTTGTGTATTAAAGATTCAGCGCATCCAATTTTGTAAGCTAAATTTTTCTGAGTCAACTTTTGTTTTGTTCGATGAACAACAAGTTGACTAATAACATACTGATATGTATCAGTAACTTCAGTCTCTACTTTGTAGTGCTGAAAGTTTTTCAATAGCTTCACTAACTTTATTGGCTGTATCGTAACGCAAATCTTTGCCTAATCTTGCACGATAAAAGGTAGAGTCAGGCACTCCGGCACAAGCAAAAGCATCCTTGAGTTTGATATGTAAGTGCGCTGACTTGTCTACTAATTGTTCCATGTATGTAATCATGCAGCCAATATGCTTGCAAGATTGCAGTCATGTCAATGGTCAAAATTCTGTAGACCCTTTCTCGTATTCACCAAGGCTTGACCAGCCACCAACTACATGTGTTTCTCTGTGATAGTAATGACCAGTGTCTTCTTCAACTACATCATCAGCGAATGCATTGTCAGGAAGCATTGCCTTATTTAATTGCCAACCTTTTTTGTTACGCTCAAGTTCTATGTTGTGTCCATAGTTGATACTTGATAGTGGCTTGTCTTCTTCGCGTTGGTATCTACCATTTCTAGGCATCATCTTCTTCCTTGTAAAAATCTTTGCCCCACATTATAAGCTGGCCTCTACCAGACTTACCTTTTCTTTTGCGATGATCAACAACTATCAACCCTTTTTCTTTTAATGATTTAAACCTAGCTGTAACTGTGCTGTATCTAAGGTGATCCAACCTATCTAATACGTCATCCATAATGCAGCCACTGTCAGTGAATGTGCAAATAGCATAGTAAACTTTTTTCTCCATGCGAGTGACATCAAGTGAATCAGCAGCATCATGGCTAGTGCTTGGGTCACGGCTGCGGGCTAGTTTGAACGCTGGTGTGTCAAACAAATCGTCAGCTATTTTTTGTCCTTGTTCTATGACATTCATGTTGGTTCTCCATCAATCCATATTAAGTCTTCTGGTTTGCCCATTAAACCTGTGTCTATGACAGGCGTTTTTGATTGGCATTCAGACTCGATAATAATTTTGCCACTTGCTGTTTCAAAATCAGTCATCATATCCAATGCTGTTTCGATAGCATCGTCTTCATCTTCAGCGTACACAACTTTGTAAACTGTGTACTGTGTCATCCATTTGAGATCATCACTTTTGCAATGAGTGCAAGTATCTCGTTCAGAAAACATTTGATTGTTGCATTCTTTGCACTCAAGGAACTCCTCGACTGTGCGTCTGCCAGTTATATCAGTACGGAATATCATCGTTCAAATCCTGTGGTGGGTGGGCTACTTCCCATGCTGCTGTCGCACGTTCAATAAACTTTTGCTTTTTGAAGCGTGGATTTGTAGCTGCAAGGTTGTCAGCCATGATTAAGATTGCAGTAGGCCAAGGCAGTAACGGTGCTATGTTATCTGCAAGGTATTCAAAGTGACGCTGTTGCATGAGTGGCATTACTTTATCTCCTTCAAAGGTGGACGATACGATTGATCCTCGTTTGCATCACGATCAAGAACCTCAGTGTATGTGTCATACACTTTGTCGATAGCCCACTTGCATTGGCTAATAGTGGTAGCAAACTCAGACTGTTCGTCATGGCAACGATCATTAAGCAAATCAATAATCTGTTTAGCTTCAGTGATCTGATTGATGAATGATATCTTCATTATGTTCTCCTTTTTGGTTACCGTCAGTATCTGAAATGGAACCGTGTTAATGAATCAGTAAGCGACACCGCCCCTCGTATCGGGCGGGGGCGGTGACGCGAAACGATTAGACTGAATGCCAGTTGTGTTTCTTGAACACCTTGGCTAGCTGATTGTTACGCAAGCGTTGCGTGTTAGCTGGTGA